TGGTGGTGATGAAGGGATTTGCTTCATGGCTAAACAAAGCAATGCACCGCAATGCGGTCAGCACAACCTACATGGCTGATCGTGCTGGACTACATGTCAACACCATCAACAAGTACCTATCTGGAGCGTATGAGCCACGCATGAGCAACCTGATTGTACTGGTGACTGTCATTGCCAACAGAGAAGAGCGCAGTCCTACACAACTCATGTTTGAGGCTATCACAAGCATGGAAGAGATGAAAATGGTCGAAGCCAGGTGGCGCAAAAAAATCAAAAGGAGTTCAGACGCTGGCCAGCCCTGAACTCCAGTAGTGATTTGGTGTTGTAGAAGTTTAACGTTCTTCAGTATCTGCGTCAACCAATTCTTTTAATACTTTGTACAACAGATTGATTAAGTCAGCTGCCAACTCTTGGCGTTCGTCTTTGGTCAATCCACCACGTGAGTGTTGTACAAGTTTTTTGATAAACAGAACGAGTTCTGGTGTGAGTGCAAGTAGATCAGAGTTCATGATTTTTTCCTTCGTAATGGGGTTACTCTTTTACCACGACCAACTCTACTCTTTTGTGAAACTTTGGAGCGGTATTGAGACTTGGACATCTCGCTACGGGTGCGTGGTGTTTTAGAACTAACACGTTTGGACGGTCTGCAATAGGGTGTACCTTTTCTTTTTGTACCACACGCTTTGCCAGACTGGTCCTTCCACTTCTCTTTGTCCCATCGCTTGAGAGCGGCTCCTTTCTTACTCTTCCGTACCTGACCCTTCTTCTTGCGACACTTGGCTATTGCCTGTGATGCACGGGCTGATGGAAACACTTTGTACCGGCTTTTCACCGAATGATAGCAGGCATCCTTTTTACTCATCTTCTACTCTTCTTTCCAACGCACTTCCATTTCTTTCGAGACAGATTGTTTGGAGTGTTAGGATTATTGCGTTTCTTGGCTGACAGACGCTTTTTGATACCGTAGGAACGTGCGCAGTAACTGTCTCCTTTCTTGGAGCCAGGTTGTATACGATCCTTTCCAGATTTACTTTTGCCTGCCTGTCCATACGACACGCGCTTTGTGCGACCAGTCTTTTTATTCTTGACCACTTTGACAAATCGTTTTCCACGCGCAGGTGTCCGTTTTTTAGTTGCCATTGTTTACCCGTATCAATGATGCTTTTATCTCACTAATCATTGTACTCAATGTAGTTAGGCTTTGCTCTACTAATGACATGCGTTTGTCCAGGTCAGTCATTTCCTGTACAATCGTTTCTCTTATTGCCTGTTCTTTATCTTGCATGTCCTGTATGACTGAATCATATCGTGCTCGAAGCTCGGCTTCCTTTTGTTCTGCTTTGACTTCTCGCTCGTCTGCTCTACGTTGTAGGTCTTTGTTTTGAGTGTACAGAAAGATGGCGAAGGCGACGTTTGCACCACCACTCATTAACAGTTGAACAACCTCTCCTTCCATAAGACCTCCAATGGGAAAAAGGAGTGCCCCGAAGGACACTCCCCAACAACTAATCATTCAATCAAGAAACCTGAAAATACATGACAGTAATTTGGTCGCCTGAATTGGGGGCTGCACCAAAAGTCACGCGTAATTTTCCGCCACTACCACCAGTAGCAGACAATGTGTACTGGTCTTGTCCAGAAGGTGAGGACTCAACAAGGCCCATTGCCAAACCGTTTCGGAATACGATGGCACCACCCAACATGGTAGCATCAGCAGCAGCTGCAGCATCAAATGTGGTAGCAGTTCCATCGCCAGCAGACAATGTTTCGTAAGATGCCATGAAGTTCAACTTGGCAGCAGTCACATTGGCATTGGCAATCTTTGCTGTGGTTACAGCATTTGATGCAAGTCGATCAGCATCTACAGCAGCGTCGGCAATCTTTGCTGATGTAACAGCATCGTCTGCAATCTTGGCAGTCTCAACAGCGTTTGAAGCAATCTTTGCCGCAGATACAGCATCTGATGCCAACTCTGTAGCACTTACACCACCAGCAGCAATACTAAGACCACCAGCACCGAGAGCCAAACTACCACCGTCAAGAGATACAATCAAAGAACCACTAGAGTTTTCAAGACCGTTACCCAGGCTAAGTTTATCGGCACCAATACTCCCAGCGAGTTTGGCATTTGTAACGGCTGAATCTGCAATCTTTGCTGTGATGACAGCATTTGCTGCAATCTTGCCACTTGTTACTGCCAAGTCAACAATACTGCCCGTGACTACAGCTGCATCAGCCAACTTTGCTGCACTTACAGCATCGTCAGCCAGCATCAATGTAGAGATACCACCTGTGCCGACTTTCAAACCGTTTGAACTGGTGCTCAAACTAGAACCGTCCAAGTTGATCGAAGCAGATACAGCAGCAGAACCATTGTAGCTGGCACTAAGGCTCAAGCCACCAGTTGCAGAAGCAGTCAATGCATTCAGACTTGAACCAAGAGCAACACCACTAATGGTAGAGTTGGACAATTTTGAGTTCGAAATGGACCCGGCCAACATGCTGTCGGTGATACCACCACTTTTAACCCGCAACGCATCCGATGAAATCTCGATAGAAGAATCATCAACCTCGACATCGAGTTGATTACCAGTCTTGCTCAATGCAGCACCGGCTTGAGTATCCGACTGTCTTGAAAAGATGCTGAATGTCAAATCATTAGTTCCAACTACGGCAGAACCTTTATTGCTTACACAAACAAAACCTAAGTCGGCATTAACAGTACCTTGCTCAATAAACATTTGATTACCAGCAGCATCACTACCAGCAGCCATGTCCGATGAACGTGACCATGAACCAGCAGCACAAATGTAAATACCATTTTCAGAAGCTGTTGATTGGTCTTTAACGAGAACTCGATCATTAGCAGATACTGATACGCCATCAATCGTTTGTGTTCCACTCAATGTAATGTTTGCTGTCGTAGCAACCTTACAAGACTGTTTTGGATCAAGACCGGCAGCAACTGAATTTACGTACTCACGTGTTGCTACTGCTTGATCGTTGGTGTCAGAACCAGTGTAACGAATCTGACCTGAGAATGAATAGTTAGCCGACCCATCCAGTTTGGTTGAATCGATTGCATTGTTTTTGATTTGCTCTTTGGAGACTTGAACTGCCATGATTGGCTCCTATTTGAGTATATATATGACGACCAGTGAATCATCACTAGCCGGTATAAATGTAGTTGTGAAATTGGTAACAGACAACTCTCCAATGTCCGTAAACAGTTGGAGGAGTCCATTCCAATATACCTGCAACGAACCGGATTTGTAGTCACTGCTTACTGTGAAACTTTGGGTGGAGCCGTCCGTCTGTGCCGAGATGTCTTCATACTCTAAATTGACCTCACCACCACCAGCCGTTTCAAATGGACTGGCAACTGGCATTATTCACTCCAAACAATCTGCGAATAGTCAATCGTAATGTTTCCTGAACCATTGATTTTAAAGAACAGGTATACATCTGGATTGTCAAAATAAGACTCCACTGGAAGTCTAAACTCAAATACTGCACTACCTACTGTCGTGGTCGTTACACCAAGTGCAATCGTACCTGCTGTGTCTGGAAACCATACATGATCACCAGCAGCATCCCAGGTTCCTTTGACGGTCAAACTGGTATTGCTACCACCCAAACCAGTACAGCGCACAATAATAGATTCTGGACGTCCGAGAAACTTACCGGATGTGCCAATCTGTTCTGGAACTGCAAGTGTGTGTTTGTGAAACTTTGTTGCATCAAAATTTTGAGCTACGTTTGTTACGTCTGTGTTGTTGATACTTGGATGGTCTATGTGTCTAATGTTCATCGTTCCTCCGATGGTTGGATTAAGTTTGTGTCTCTAAGTATAGCACCAAAGGTTGCTTCTGTTTCTCCACGTTCTATCTTGCGCATTTCAGATAATTTACGTTGTAAGTTGATAGCCTGTTGTACATCTGGGTCTGTGGCTGTTGAGATAGAGTACAAGCCAAATATGGCACCCATACGTTGGAAGCCATTTAGACGTTCGTAGTTAGTTCCTTCAGGTGCGATTAAGCGTACGGTATCCATAAGTTGAGCTGTCATACCTGTCATTTGCATCATTGTGTAAAACGATTCATGATACAGTTTCTTACGCTGCGAAGCATCCAGTGGGTATACGTATCCATCAATAGCACTCTTGTCCCCTTCCTTTGCCAGTTTGGGATACACACGTCCACCTGCAAACCTTTCCAATGTCATTGCTATTTCGTTTGGAGTTTCTGCCCCGTACACTGTTTTAAACAATTGCACGACTTCTGGTTTTACTTTACCAGGTTCATACTTACGTTCTAGTGGTAGTATCTCTTTGTAGATTGGCATCAATAGATTTATAAATGGTTCCAGTGCGTCAATATCTTTTGATTCAATCATACCAGTTGGTTTTAATAGCAACGTGCTCAATCCAATAAGTTGAGTCATGCTGTCAACAGCAGGTATAGCAGGTGCCATAGCAAATGCTATCTTGTTGTCGTATGCGTTAAGTTCAAACACAATACGATTCTGTGCAAACTCCGGATAGTACATCTGATAAGGCAACTGCTTGTTTTCATTGAAACTTCGTAGCAATGCATTGCTGGTTTTAATTGCACGTATCATCTTTGCATATCGTTTGAGCATAGATGGATTTGAAAATGCCCTCATGCCTTCCATAATGTTTTGATACGTAAACGAAGAAAACACTAGCACAGCACGAAATGCTTTATTGAGGTCCGGACTTATGTCGGAATAGTCAAATAAAGAACGCCTTGCTAGTGCAACTGCTTCCTCCAAACTGCGACCATCTTCCAACGCTTTAATCATAACAGCTGCACGAAATGTAAAGTCCTCATGTGTCTGCAATGCAACCGACTTGTTTGGTATGTCTTTGATAAACTCGTATGCAAAGTTTGACAGGTTGTCATTGTACATGTCATTTACTTGTTTCATAAATGGACTGTTGGGTTGAAACTCACTTTGTATAAACTGAAACTGGGACTTTACACCAGCACGTTGTAGTGCCGTAAATATGTCTGCATTGGTGTAGACCATACCATCTGGAGTTGTGACGGCTATTTTACCATACCCCTTACTGTTTACTCGTGAACCATCAAAAACAACGCCAGCACCTCGTTTTGCTAACGATGGTGTAAGCAACTCTCCTGTTGTTTGATATAGTAGTGTTGGTGCTGTAATAATGTTTCTAACGTGTGAAGAAGGTCTAAGTCCAAGCACTGATATGTACAGTGCATTGTTAAGCATGTTGGCTACTTTGTGAATACCATCTAATGCACCAGGTTCAGCTCGTAAAACCTCCAGTATAACTCGCTGCTGATTGGTTAGTGTTTTGGTCAGCAGTTCATTCTTAAGTTGCTTAAAGTTTGCCTCTCCCAATACTGCTGCCGCATAACCATCGTTGGCAAACAAAGCATCCAGACCATCTTTTACACCTGACCAATCATCACCGGTTAAGGCATATGAGTAGTTGTTGTTTCGCAACACTATCTCTGCATGATTTTCTACTACAGTTGCCAAGTCTGCCAGTTGTTGATTGTCCAACATGGCATCGTCAACCTTCTCTGCTAGCACATCAAAGTCTGGATTGTAATCAGTCACGTTTTGCTTCAAGTATGCTATCTTCTCTTCAATCGTTTTCATGTTCTGTAACTGCGCCCTTACAGATTCCATTTCGTCTTTGACGCCTACTTTTCTATCCATCACTTGTTGAAGCAAACGTTCTGTATCTGCAAACAGTTCTTTCTTGTATTCCTTCAACTGTTGATTCTTTCTATTTATCAATGCCTCATTTAAATTAGCACGCTCTTTTACAAACTTGTTTTTTTCGGCTGTAAACTTGGCACTTGCTTCTTTATTCAACTTACGTACAGCTGGACTAAGGTCCACACCATACTTCTTTTGGTCTTTAAACTCTTTGCGTATGACGTTTTTTTCAGCAGTGGCTTTAGCCTGTAAGTCTTTTATCTTTTGGTCGGCTTCATCTGTAATTGCTTTGCGTTGTTTAGATGCCTTCTCTTTTGGCAACTTAAGTTTGGTTACCTTCTTTCTAGCCTTCTCTGCATCGGCTTGCACTTTGCGTATGGCTGCATCACGTTCTTTTTCAATACGCACAAAGTCTGGATTCCTACGCTTTTCTTCAGGTATCTTTTTAATCTCCGCTTCAAGTTCGTCTTTAATGCGCTGCTTCTCACTTGCCAATATTGTGTCTCGTTGTCTATCAAACCTATCCAACATGTTCTTTTTGGATTCTTTTAGTTGATCACGCTTCGCCAATAACTTGGCCTTGTTGTTTTTGGCTTCTTCTTTAACCAAATTATTGTATACACTACCTTGACTTTTGTTAAACTCTTCTGCACCCCTTCGCATCTCACGTACAATCTCTTCATCAATCTTAAATACATTTATAGAAGTATCCAGGTTGTTTAATACTTCTTCCATATGTGCAGACTGAACCACTTCTTTGATTTGATTGTAGCGCACCATCTCGTCTACGTCTGTTGCGTACATTATGTTGGCAGCCGCTTTAACAGACTGTTCAAATGCAGCTTGGTTTACATCGGTGCCCTCAACTAAATTCTTAACTGCGAGCTCTGTAAAATCTTCTTGTAAAGTATCCGACAGTAGTCTTGCCATCTCTCTTTGTGATTCAGACACGTAGTATGCAGACAGATTTAACAAACCAAACCGCTCATTCATTTCTATTTCAGTAATTGGCGGTACTGTGTCTGCATTGTAATTGGCGTCCACAATGGGTTTGTTTATAAACTCAATGCCATCTTCTGTTACAACTTCAACCGGCCGCATACGACTAGCAGCATCTTTGCCTTGAATCGCACTGTTAATGTCTTCCATTATTCTTTGTACTTCAGACCAGTATGCCAATGGGTCATCTTGTACAGTTAGAGATAACTTCTCCAACTCTTGTTCAATATATGCCTTACCGTGACCATTCCATATAGAGTTGTCAAAGTACTGTTGAATACCACTGGCATTGTCAGCCTGTGAAAACCGTGGTGATTCAATGTCAATCTTCTGTACAAATGTGTTTGACAACAACCATTTCAGTGTAGCCTGTATGTTTACTTGTTGTTCTACAGCACCAACACCTCTACTACGTTCACCAACTATCATCAATCCCAATGCTTCTTCTGCTGTCAAAGTCTCTTTTGAATATGGAAGGTAACTCTCTACAATGTTGTTGCGATTCTCTACTAAATCATTAAACAACTTCTGTGTTCGTATTGGAAGTGTACCCATCTGTGCATTGTGCTGTGCCAAGATACGACGTTGTTGCATAGCAAGGTCTGGTGTTGTGTTTGCTATAGGCTCTTCTACAGCATTAAACAACGCTTTGACTTTTTTGGTTGCAGTTTGAGCCGGTGAATCAACAAAGATGTCTCGTATCTTTTTACCAACAGCCGTTTGACTTATGTACTCTGTAGCCTTTCGACGCATGTCACCTATAACAGTGTCTGCCGTTCTACCTACAGTGCCTTCAGCTTCCAACAATCGAGCCCTGGCTTGTGCATCCAATCTGTTTATGTCTTCAATAGTTGCTGCATCAGGTGACATTCTAGCCACCTTGTCTCGATTCGCAGACAAAATACGATTGTAATCATCAACAAATAACGTCTTGTCAATGCTTATATTATCTTTGATGTCTTGTTTTAGTGTTGGTGATATATTTAGAGTGTCTATACTTTCGAGGATTTCATTGATGTCTGCATCTGCCATACCCTCCAAATCAAATGCAGGCTTGACCTCTGTGGGTCTTACTGCCATCATTTGACCGAGTATGTTGTATGATGGTTCTGTACTAGGCTTTTGCGCACTGATCAACTGGCCATCTGTAAACTTCATAACCTTGTTAAATGCTTCACCAACTTTACTTTTGGCGGCTTTTGCAATGATGTCTGCTACCCTACTTTTGTCTACCATTGTATTTTTGGTAATCCATTGCAGGTTTTCCAAATCTACATTCTTTGGGGCAATTTCAAAAAACAACGCACGACCATACATAGTCGCTAGGTTTTGTTGTGCCTTTTGTAATCTTAATGGGTCCGATGGGTCTACATCATCAAATGCCCTACGTACCATGTCCTGATTTGCATTTGGTAAATTACGAACCAAACGTTCATCCTTTAAAGCAGATTCTATGTCAAATCTGCGTTTTGTGTTGTCTAGTAAAAATAGAGATTCATCGTACTCTTTTAAAATTTTTGCAGTGTCTTCATTGTTCATCATCTTTTGACGGAACTGCAAAGAGGCATCTACAGGCTCTGCACCTTTTTTTATCTGCAGGGCTATTTCTGTATCATCTAGTCCAACTCTAGCAAGGTCATCATATGTGGCAAACTCTTTATTGACCATACGTTCAGCCTCTAGGTTTCGGGCTACGTTGTTGCTCATGGTCAACATAACGTCCGATGTCTGCATACCCTTTGGCATCTTGCCCTTACCAAGCCGTTGTGAGATTTGTTGGGCACCTTGTATTAATGGCATCTCTTCAATAAAGGCTGTTTTCGCTGCTTTCTTTGCTGCTGCATATGATGGAGCATCATGTACCAGTTTGCTGGCTTGCATGGTCTTAATGTACTTTTGTCCACCTTTGACAGCACCGGAACCCAAATCAAAACTAGGCTCAACTAAATCCAATGCAAAGTAAGCTCCCTCGGTACCGAACTTCTGCCATCCTTCTAAGTTAAGTTGTTCAGATATAGCCTGACCTTCTCCAAATGCACCTTTGTTTCTTGCAATGTTGTCAGCAATAGCACCCATGTATCCATAGCCTTGATACAAAGGTGGACGCTCCGCTTCTCTCAATCGAGAAGTCATCATTGGATCAAAGTATGATTCACCAGGTGGTAGTTCTGGTAGCATACCTGTGTACTCCAATCCTTCCGCAATGGCACCCATCGCAGCACCACCAGCAATGTTTAAGGCATCTACACCCAAAGCAAGTCCGGCATTGGATACAGCAAAGGCGTTACGCAATACAAACCCTACTGTACTCTCGGTTGTACCACCAATTGCCGTTTCTGTTTCAAATGCCCCCACCTCATCATATAGTGGTAGGTCACTCAATATTGCTTTTCGTTTGTCAAGCGACTTCTTCCAGTCTGGATTGCCCAACTCTTTGTACGCTCGAACCCTTGCTACAGCATCTTGTCTACTTCCAAACGTTATATCTTTACGGTCTGACTTTTCATAATCTCCGTCACGTATCATGCGTATCAACTTCGCATCACGTTCGGCGTCGTAGACTACACCACCAGTTGGATTGTCCTGTAAATACGTCAATACCTCTTGGGGTACAAACTCAATGTCACCTTTGCCAACTTCAAACAAGTAAGTGACTGGCATGGACTGTGCTGCATTTCTTGGGTCTGCTATAGACCTTCTGTTCTTTTCAATGACAGATTCATATTTGGCATCCTCAATACTTTGAAAATATGCCAACTGTTCATCACTGTACATTGGCAAGTCTGTACCAGTTGTGCGTTGGTAATCTACAGCTGTGGCAGCAAGCTCTGACAAGGTTCCTGTACCAAACTTTGCTTTTGTTCTTGGGTCTAACTTCTCTGCTTCTTTTTGTGTGATTTTAGAGGGCTCTTCATACC